CCTTCGTCACGATCTCCTCGAAGCCCTTCACCGCCAGATCCTCGATCGCCCTGATCCGCTCCCGCTCCTGCTTTGCCCCTTCCGTTCGGGCCTGGTTCCGGATTTCTTCCAGGAGCTCGGGATACTGCTCCGCCAGCTCTTCAAGGTTCATTACCGCTCCTCCTTCCGGTTCGATCGTTTCGCCACATCCTGGCCTTTCATCTCGAGCGGCCGGCAAGGCCGCAACTTTCCTCTTCAGCTCCTCCGTCTGCTTAAGCGATTCCAGGGAAAGCCTGGCCTCGCCGATTCCGGACTTGACCACCAGCTGCCGACCACGGACGGAGGCCGCGATCTGCCCTTGTCCTTCGATCTCGTCGATGAAGCCCCAGTCCAGGGCATCCTGGGCGGTCATCCATGTCTCGGCTTCCATGAGCTCCAGAATGTCGTCACGCTCCAGTCCCGTCTTGTCCTGGTAGGCGGAAATGATCGTCTCCGTTATGGTGTCGAGGACCTCCGCCGTCTTGCGCATGTCCTCGGCGTCGCCGACGGCGAGCCCCCAGGGGTTGTGGACCATCATGAGCGCGTTTTTCGGCATGATGACCCTGTCTCCCGCCATGGCGATGACGCTCGCGATCGATGCGGCGAGACCGTCCACGTACACCGTCACCGTGGCCTTATGCCGCTTGAGCGTCGAATAGATCGCCTGACCGGCGAAAACGTATCCGCCCGAAGAATTGATCCGTACCCGGATCTCCCGGACGTCGCCGAGCTCCTTCAGCTCCTTCGCGAACTCCCGTGCCCCGACTCCACCCCAGGATTCGTCTTCGTCGATCACCCCGTAAAGTAGAAGTTCCGCCACCCCGTTTTCCTGCGCCCTGAAATTCCAGAAACGTTTCGGCATTTCCTCCCTCCCTCCGGCCGTATCTGTTCGATCGGGGCCCCCTATGCCCCTTTCCTTACTCTGTCGTGGTGTCGCCTTCTGTGACATCGTCATCCCTCTCTTCCGGCATCGGCTCGGACGGTCCGAATCCCGCCTCACGCCGCATTCGCTCCTCCTTGACGCGCTGCGCGTGGAAGGACTCCCAGTCGCCGCCGGTCATTTCCGCAGTCTCACGGGCCCTGGTAGAGAAGCCTTCATCGACGCGGATCTTCGCGGCCTTGGCTTCTTTCAGCGGATCCAGCTGTCCCTGGGTGGGCCCGTTCCAGTCCGCCCGCGTATAGGCCCACCGGACCAAGGGATCATCAAAAAAGCCCGGGGCTTCGAGATACCCACGGGCTACCGCTTCGGTGACGAACTCTTCGTAGATCGGCTGGCATTTCATGGCCGCCAGCCAGGCCCTCCGGACCTTGAAGAACTTCCAGGCCTCCAGAAGCGCTCCCCTCGAGGCCGAATAACTGGCCGTAAAATGCTTGATCAGGACCTCGTAGGGCAGATCCAGAGCCGCTCCGATCTGCCGGCTGATCGAGGCCACGAAGCTCTCGAAATTCGAGTTCGGCCGGCTAGGGCTCGCCGTGGTGATATCCTCCCCTGGAGCAAGACCAACGACGGACCCGTTGCCGAGTTCTATCGTGGTCGCGTCGTCGGTATCCACCTGGTCTTCCAGAGGGATCGCCTCGCCGAGCGATTCCGCGCCCGGGACCGGCGTCTTGACGAAAACCGTGAAGTATCCGCTGACCACGGCAGCGACGAGTTCCGCTTCCTTGTACCTGCTGAGCTGCTTCAGGTCCCCGATCACCGGCGCCAGGACTGGCACCCCGCGGCGCTGCTCGATGCGTTCCGGATCGATGAGATGCAGGATGTTCCGCCTGCCCGAATCCTTTCCGAAGGCCTCCAGCCGTTCGTATTTGATCTGTCCCGTCCCGCTTCCTGCGGGATGCCGGTTCGCGATCCAGTAGGCTCGAGGGCATCCGTTTCCGTCGACTTCGACGCCCCCGAGCACGTCCGCATCCTTCGGCTTCGGAGACGGGTCACCGACCCGGTCCGATTCGATCAGCCGGACCCGAAGGTCGAAGAGGCTCCCGTCCCTGGGAATCATGGGCAGCAGCACGAAAGCGTCTCCGTTCATGAGAACCGAAAGCATGGCGAGCCCCTGCAGCATCCCGAAAGTGTGCATCCTCCGGATGTCGCATTCCGTCGAGCCGGCCCAATACGCCCAAAGCTCCTCGACGCGGCGCTCCCATTCGCTCTTCTTGTCCTCCGTCAGGCCGAGGATGTCGTTTCGGATCATGGCGTTCGGTACCAGCCCCGGACCGACGACGTTCGTCCGGATCGTCTTCAGGGCCCCCGTGGCGAGGGATTCCCCCATCCAAAGGTCCCGCGAGCGTTCCCGGAGCTTGGCCAGATTCTTGACGATGTCGTCGTCGGGATCGCCCGCCTGTGTCCGCCACCCGCGGAGGATCTTTTTGGCCACGCTCGCCCCGTGCTGGTCGTAGCCCTTGTTCATGAACCGCCGTATCGTGCTCACGCGAACCCTCGCAGCCAGACGCTTTTCCTCACGCTCCGGGGACACGATCCCCACGAGCCTGTCGACGATGCTCATCATAGATCCCTCGGAACGACGCGGAAGATTTTCGGCCCGCTCTTTCGTCCGGCCGTAAGCCGGGCCACTTCGGCGCGCCAGAAATTGATCCGGTCCCGGACGGTCTGCAGGTCCGCCCGCGTCAGCGAATAGCCGTTCATGTTGTAGGACTGGCCAGTCGCGAGGGCCCGCTCGGCCGCAAGCCAATCGTCCAGGTGTTGCTGTGCCTCAGTCAGTGTCCATTCGGCCATGTTTTCACCCCTAACCGATACCCTTGCTGATGACCCTTCGACGCCGGCCCACATGCATCCGCTGCGCCGTCATGGGAGAGTTCTGGGCATAGCGCCGTGCCTGCGGGCCACTTTTGGCCAGTTTCTCAAGATCGGGATTGAAGATCTCCAGGGCCCCCGTCGCGTAGATTCGACAGTCAAGCGGTTCATTACGGATCCCGGACCGCCGCTTCACCCACTCGATGTAGGGTCGCCCTTTCCTGTAGCGGAGCATCTTCTTTTCCGACGTGATTCCCAGGTAATAGGCCCTGTCATGGCCCTTTTCCGGGCCCTTCGGGAAATGGCAATATCCCGGCCCCGGGTCCTCCACCTTGAGACGCGAGAAAAAGAGCTCCTTCAGAGTGTCCACGCCGAGCGTGAAAAGGGCCGTCCGGTGCCTGTTGTTTCTCGTGGGTTTTCCGACGATGGCGGGATTGCCTGGACCGCCCTTCCCCTTGATCGCGAAGATCCTCCGGTGCTCCCGCGCCTTGCAGAACCTGTACACCTGGTCGGTAAAGTGTCCGCCCGAGTCGACGCACGTGCAGGAAATCCCGATCAGCTGCCCCGAAGGGAAGCTCCAGAAACGTCCCAGGAATTCGTCCAGCTGTTCCCAGACCGCATTCTGCCCGGGGTCTCCGTAGATGGTCCTGTATTCTATCGACCAAGATTCTTTCCCTAGCCCCCAGCCGACCACTTCGACCTCGAGTCGGTCGTCCTGGGTATCGACGCCGGCCGTCAGCACGAGGACCCCGTCGGGGACCTCCGCGCCGTAATGGTCCTGCCTAGCCCTCAGCGCGTCTTCCTCGACCACGTCTCCCTCTTCTTCCCACGTCTCTCCGAGGACGGTATTCACCCACGCCTTGAGCCCTTCGGGACCGATCCGTTTCGCCTCTTTGAACTCGGCGACAATGGCGCTCCAGGTCTTCCAAGGAGACGCAAGGGCGTTCAGGTGAAACCCTCGAACCGGGTGTTCCTTCCTCGCCACCCACTGCCCTTCCTGACGTTTCCACGCCACCTCGGTATGACGCGCACCGCAATGAACGCACTCGAGCGTGAGATCCTCGAAATGCAGCTGCGCCCACGTCAGTGGCTGCAGTTTTCCGCAGGACGGACACGGCAGGCACCATTGCTCCTGCGTCGAATTCTCGTAGGCCGCCTCGATCCTGGACATGCCCCGTACTCCGGGCGTACTGACGTAGACCTTCTTGCGGTTCCAGAAGTTCGACGTCCGCCGCTCGGCGAGGCTCAAGGGGTCGCCTTCGGATCCCGCCGAAACGGGATATCTGTCGACCTCGTCGGCCAAAAGGATCCGTATGGGCCTCGAGGCCAACGAAGCGGGAGAGTTTCCGCCGGCCATGGTGATATGCCCTCCGGGAAACTGCTTGTGCAAGAGGGTGTTCCCCGAATCCCTGCTCCGCGGATCCTTGACCTTACCCTTCAGCGCAGGCGTATCGCGCAGCATGGGAGCCAGGCGGTCCTTCGAAAAGGCCTCGGCCATTTCGAGCGTCGGTTGCAACAATAGGATCGGCGCCGGGTCCTGGTCGATGTAGTAGCCGATGATGTTGAGGAGGATCTCCGTCTTGCCCACCTGGGCGGAGCTCATGACGACGATCGTCTCGGTGGCCGGATCGTTCAGGGCGTCCATGATCTCCCGCTGGTACGGCGCCCTGTTCGTCTTCCACCGCCCGGGCTCTGCGCTGGATTCGCTGGAAAGCCGGCGCTCCCGGTCTGCCCACTGGGATACCGTCAGATCCGGCGGAGGCGCGACGACCTTAACGACGCTTCTTGCGAGCTCGCTCAGCGATCCGGTCCGGATCATACTCGCTCAACTCCTGAAGCGCTTCATAAACGGCATCCTTCAACGCCTTCTGCATTTCCTTCAGGTCCTCGATACCGAGGATCTGCGGAGCAAGCTTCGTAGGCACGGCAAGGATCCTTGCGCGGAAGTTCGAAAGCATCTCCGTCCAGACGTCTTCCACGTCCTCCGCCCGATGGAGTTCTCCGCGATACTCTTTGACTTCAAGCTCCGTCTTGTCCGCCTGGGCCCTCCTGAGCCTGGTGAGTTCCTTCTGGAGATCCTTGGGGTCGACCGCGGCTTCCCTGGCCTTCTCCTGGAGGTGGGAAATGTAGCTCCGCATGGCCTCGCCCAGCACGTATTTCCCCCTGGCGACCTGCGGAAAAACCCCGTTTTGCGTCAATTGCCGGATGCGCCTTGTGGTGACGCCAAGGATCCCTGCGAGGTCTTTACTAGATATGATGCTGGTCTCGAAGCTGTCCATCTCACCACCCCAAAAACCGGAACCGGAAACGAATTTTCAGCCCCCCTGTGGCTAGAGGACCACCGCGGCTTTCGCCGACCCCTGGG